TCTGCCCGTATATCCCCGATGCAGTCCGAACCGATGCAAGATAGTCCGTTTAAAATCCGACCTAATCCAGTTCAATGACAGATAAACCCAAAAGAGTCCAACCCCTACGAGGGGCGACTGAGCCAAGAGTCCACAGCCCACTTCTAAAAGGCAAATCTAGAGCTGGTGAAGTTTTAGAAATGATTGAGCGTCTAAAGATGGATGAACTGATGCCTTATCAGAAGTTCGTCCTCAATCAGATGCTGATGGTCAATAAGAAGAATCAATATCGGATCAAGACTGCTTTACTGCTCATATCTCGTCAGAATGGCAAGTCTCACTTAGGCAGAGTCCGAATCATTTGGGGAATGTTTTATGGCGGCGAAAAGAAGCTCATCATCATGTCAGCCAACCGCGCAACATCCTTGATGCTCTTTCGAGAGATAGCCTGGATCATAGAATCAACTCCGGAACTCAAAGCAATGACAAAGGCAATCCGTTACGCCAACGGTGGCGAACGAATAGAGCTACTCAATGGTGCAACCCTCGATGTCATCTCGGATAACTCATCTAGCCCACGCGGAAGAACCGCAGACTTTTTATGGATCGATGAAATCCGAGAAATCTCGGAAGATGGCTACAAAGCTGCAGTACCAGTCACGAGAGCTAGAGCCAATGCACAAACATTCCTCACCAGCAACGCAGGCGACCATTTCAGTAGCGTACTTAACGGGTTAGTAGAACGCGCTAAGGATTATCCGCCAGAAACCTTTGGATATTACGAATACTCAGCACCACAGTATTGCAAGATTGACATTACTAGCGATTGGTTTTGGCGCAATGCCGTAGCACCTAGCAATCCTGCACTTGGTTACATAATCACAAAAGAATCGATTGAAGAAGCTATTGCCACGAATCCAATCGAGCAGACGAGAACCGAAACCCTGTGCCAATGGATTGACTCATTGCAATCGCCCTGGCCTCATGGAGTGTTGGAAGAAACATCCGATAACACACTTGAAATGGCTGTGGGCGCTTATACAGTCTTTGCATTCGATGTCAGCCCGTCAAGGCGCAATGGATCATTGGTCGCAGGTCAATTATTGCCAGATGGTCGAATTGGCATAGGAATCCTAGAAACCTACAGCTCACAAATGGCAATAGATGAATTAAAAATGGCAGCCAGCATTAAAGCCTGGTGCGACATCTATAAACCACGATTAGTCTGCTTTGACAAATACGCCACACAGACGATTGCAGACAGACTATCTCAGGCTGGTGTAATGACAGAGGATGTATCTGGTCAGCAGTTCTACAAAGCCTGTGGTGACTTATTAGAAGGCTTGGTCAATCATCGCGTGGTTCACAATGGACAGGCAGAATTGATCCAGCAGATGAATAATTGTGCAGCTAAGGTCAATGACTCTGCTTGGCGAATTATTAAGAGAAAATCAGCCGGTGACATTTCAGCACCTATTGGCTTGGCAATGGTTGTATCAAAGCTGATGCTTCCTGCTCCAAAGCCTCAAATCATCACCTAGACACGAAACCCCTAAATTGTCAAATATTAGACAAAGTGTGCTAATATGTAAACATGGGTCGCTTACTGCAAACATTCGGACTACAAACTAAACCTTTACTCGAAGCACAGTCAGCACCCCAAGTTTTAGGCGAGTACTCGCCTTATGCAATGCCGTTTCAATATGCGTATGTATCACGAACAGAAGCAATTTCAGTTCCTGCATTACAACGATGCCGCAATCTTCTTGCTGGCACAATCGGCGCAATTCCTTTAGAGCTTTACAAGAAATCTACAAATGAAGAACTTGGCTCACCAGTATGGATGGAGCAACCTTCTTACTCACAGCCACGATCAGTAACAATCGCCTGGACTGTTGATTCATTATTGTTTTACGGACAAGCCTTTTGGAAAGTTGTCGAAGTTTACAATGAAGATGGACGCCCATCACGCTTTGAGTGGATTGCTAACTCTCGCGTAACTGCAACACTTGATTCTACAAACACATTTGTTCGTTCCTATGCAGTAGATGGCATTACATTACCAATGGACGGATTAGGTTCACTAATCACATTCCAATCATTAGGCGATGGCATTCTTAACAGCGGTGTGCAAACAATTCGCGCTGCTATCGATGTACAAAAAGCCGCAGCTATTGCAGCAGGCACTCCAATGGCTACTGGCTACATAAAGAACAACGGTGCAGACCTTGATCCTAAAGAAGTGCAAGGATTACTCAACGCATGGAAGAACGCACGCAATAATCGTTCTACTGCGTACTTAACATCTACTTTGGAATACACACCAGTATCTTTCTCACCAAAAGAAATGATGTACAACGAGGCTATTCAAAATCTTGCAACAGAGATTGCTCGCCTTTGCAATGTACCTGCTTATTATGTTTCTGCTGAGATGAATAACTCAATGACTTACTCGAATGTTCAAGATGAGCGCAAGCAATTCTTGGCACTATCTTTACAGCCATTTATTACAGCCATTGAAGATCGTCTATCTATGGACGATATTACGCCACGCGGTCATGTGGTCAAGTTTGACATCGATAAGAACTTCCTACGCACAGACCCATTGCAAGAACTTGCAGTAATTGAAAAATTGCTATCGCTCGGACTCGTCACAACAGAGCAAGCGATGGAAATGACTGACCTATCACCTAACGGAAGCAACGGTATGGCATGAACCAAATCGTAACCCTTACAGCCGAACTCACAGCAGATGCTGCTAGCCGAACCATCTCTGGCAAGATTGTGCCATTGAATGTAGAAGCAGGTTCAACAAATTACGGCAAAGTAATCTTTGAATCAGGATCAATCGAGATTCCAGATGCTAAGTCAATCAAGTTACTTAGCCAACATGACACAAAGAAGCCTTTGGGTCGCGCAGTAAGTTTCTCAGAATCAGAGAACTCAATCGATGCAGTATTTTCTATTAGCCGTTCCCAGCGTGGTACAGAGGCTCTCATCCTTGCAGAAGAAGGATTGCAGTCCGGACTCAGCATCGGTGCAGAAGTTTTGAAATCAAAGATTAAGGACGGCGTGACTTATGTATCCGCTGCTCGCTTAGTCGAAGTGAGTTTAGTAACAGAGCCAGCATTTAAGTCTGCTCAAGTTACTGATATTGCAGCTGAAGAAGCCGAAAAGGTAGAAGAAGCTGTAACCGAAACCCAACCAAAAGAAAGCGAGACAGTAGTGGAAGAAACCACAGCAGTCGAAGCAACACCATCAGTAGAAGCTGCGGCTGTCGAGGCTGCTCGTCCTACTGTTACAGCAATGGCTTACACAAAGCCACGCATTGAAATCACAGCTGCGAAGTATGCAGAAAACACAATCCGTGCAGCACTAGGTGATGAGTCAGCTCGTCAATACCTATTGGCAGCAGACAACACAACAGACAACGCAGGCTTAGTTCCTACTCGTCAGTTGCAAGAAATCATCAACCCACTTGGTACAACAATCCGCCCATCAATCGAAGCAATCTCACGCGGTGTGCTTCCTGATGCAGGTATGACATTTGAAATCCCAAAGATTTCAGCAATGCCAACAGTTGCAATCACAGCAGAAGATGCTGCTTTCTCAGACACAGATCAGAACTCATCATTCTTGTCAGTAGATGTAAAGAAGTTTGCAGGACAACAGACATTCTCTGTTGAACTCCTAGACCGTACTTCTCCAGCGTTTTTTGATGAACTCGTCCGCAACATGGGAGCAGCTTACGCAAAGGCAACTGATGCAGCAGTAAACGCAGCAATCATTGCAGGCGCAACAGCAGACGGAACAACAACAACAACTTACCCAACAGCTGCAGAGCTTCTTGGAATTGTTGCACGCGGTTCAGCATCTGTTTATAACGCGACACTTGGTCTTCCAAACCCATTCGCTCGCAACATGATTGTAAACACAGCACAATGGTCAAACATCATGACACTTAACGACAACGGACGCCCAATCTACACAGCGTCTAACCCAATGAACGCTGGCGGTTCTGTAGTTCCTACAGCACTACAAGGCAATGTCGCTGGATTAAACTTGTTCGTTACACCAAACACAGCAGCTGGAACAGACACAGACGGATCAATCCTTATTGTGAACCCAGACGCTTACACATGGTACGAGTCACCAACATACCGCCTACGCGCAGAATCAACTGCAGCAGGTTCTATCACCATCGGTTACTACGGCTTTGGCGCAATCGCGACAAAGGTAGGCGCTGGTGCGTTTAAGAACAACAAGGCATAAGTAACACCCTAAGTCGCTGGGAGTGGGGCGCAGCCCTTGCTCCACTCCCAGTCTTTAGAAAGGAATAGAATGTCACTTTGCACAGTTGCAGAACTTCGCTCAGCACTAGGTGTTGGCTCGCTATACGCTGATGCCACCCTTCAACAAACATGCGATGCAGCTGATGCCGTCATTCTTCCGATGCTATGGAATAACTACTCATTCAATGTAGCCCACAGCAATACAACAGACACAGGCACACTTTATTTTGAAACAACTACAAAAGATGTTTTTTATGTAGGTCAGACAGTTGTGGTATCAGGCAACGGATCAAAGCACAACGGCTCTAAGACAATCACAGGCGTTGGTGCATATAGCATCACTTATGGCATCACAGGCAACAACAACACAGCAAAGCCTTATCATCCCGTAAATCCTTTGGGTCAAGTTGCAGCAGATACTTATGTTGACTGGACACTAGATGCAGCAGTTCAAGAAGCTGCACTTTTAATTTCTGTGGACATCTGGCAGTCACGCCAGACCAGTTCTACAGGCGGCGTATCACCGGACTTTACTCCTAGCCCTTACCGTATGGGTAACACTCTCTTGGCTCGCGTTCGTGGCTTATTAGCCCACGCTTTGAGCCCTGACTCGATGGTCGGATAATGCCAGTTGCTCTCACTACTCTTAGAACCACGATTGCGACAGCATTAGTCGATAACGCTAAGTGGCAGACATTTGCTTTTCCACCATCTACAGTTTTAGCAAACTCAGTTATTGTCAGTCCTGATGATCCATATTTAGAGCCTAATAACAACCAGCACAACACGATTGCTCCAACAGCGAACTTCAAGATAATTATTACTGTGCCGCTGTTCGATAATGAAGGCAATCTCAATGGAATTGAAGATGCCCTAGTTGGCGTGTTCAACAAACTCGCAGCATCTACATTAGTTTATAATGTGGGTGCAGTAAGCCAGCCAAGCGTTCTTAACGCAGCATCTGGCGACCTGCTCACCTGTGAGATGTCCTTATCCGTTCTAACCACCTGGAGTTAATATGTCCGAATGGGAACTAGAGAATGAAGCCTTCCTGAAGAAAATCGGGCAGGTAGCACCAGTAGCACCAAAGCCAGCATCTACTAAGAAAGACGAGGAATAATCCTAATGGCTGTATTTCTGAATAACAATGTCGGCGTTAAGATTAACTCTGTTGATCTAAGCGACCATGTAACAGCAGTAACAATCAACCGTTCATTTGATGAACTCGAAGTAACAGCAATGGGCGATTCTTCTCACAAGTTCGTAAAGGGCTTGGAAGCATCTACTGTAACAATCGACTTCCTCAATGACACAGCATCAGCAAATGTTCTTGCAACACTTCAAGCTGCATGGGGAACAACTGTTACTTGCGTATTCCTACAAACAAAGGGAACAGCAGTATCTGCTACAAACCCTCTATACACAGTTTCATTGTTAGTCAATAACACAACAGACATCAACGGTGCTGTTGGCGATATTGGTACACAATCAATCACATTTACTGCAAACTCAACCATTGCAGTAGCATCAACAGGTTCTTTCTAAACAACTAAACAAAGGGGCAAAGCATGGCAAAGTTAAAAGTAACAAGGGCAGATGGATCAGTTGGAGAATATCCAATCACTCCATTGGTGCAGTACGGTTTTGAGATGTACGCCAAGAAGGGCTTTCACAAGGCGTTCATCGAAGACCAGAAGCAGAGCGATATCTTTTGGCTAGCTTGGGAATGTATCCGCCGTTCGGGTGAAACTGTTAAGCCATTCGGAGAATCGTTTATCGAAACATTGACTTCGGTTGAAGTTCTCGATGACGACCCTTTGGCTTAGGGCGCGACTCGATCACCTATCTGATTGCTAAATTAAGTGTCAGACTCGGGATCGCGCCACAACAATTATTAGAACTAGATGAAGTAATGCTGAGAAACCTAATCAAGGTTTTACAGGATGATGCAAAGGAGATAGCGAATGCCAGCAACCGTCAAAGGCGGCGT